CTTGGATTTGCTGGAAGCCTTGCTATACCTTTACTGTCAAAAACAATACCAACAGAAAGTAAAGCAAGTTTATGTGCTTCAGATTTTGGTACACCATTTATAGTATATTCGGCTAAGACGGCTTGTCTTCCTGCGTTCACTCCTTTGTCGTAGTCTTTTGTCTTCTCCAGAGACTTAATGGTGGTTGTTTGCGTACCATCTAAGTTGGTAGTAATAGTAAAATCACCAGCAGGAACATGTGTAGTGAGGGCAGCAACAATAGCTCTAGAGGCTGCCACCTGTAGGTTTGTAGCAGTGATTTTCTCCACATTTGTTTCTTCTTTATCAAGCAGGTTTTTACGTTGCTCCAACTCAGCAGTTAATGCTTTTGCTTCAGGCATGTTTTTATTCTTCTTAGCAGCAATGATGCGAGTGGTTAGGTCAGTTCTAATATCATTCTCACTTATTTCATTAGTGCCTGTCTTCATTAAAGCTTTTCTTTCTGTTAGCTTTTTCTCTAAAGCTTTACGCTCAGGATTATCTGGGGAAAGCTCTTGTATTTCAGTAACCATATTAGAAAGTATCTTCTCATTGGTCAAGGCTTCTGTGCTTCCTAATGATTTAACCAAAGTAAACTGTGCTAGTTTTTGAGTGGATACTTTTAAAGCAACATCTTTGTCTGCACCAGTAGGAAGTTGTTGAGCCTTAACAACCTCAAGCTTAACTTTGTCATACTCAGCATCAAATGTTTTCTGAGACAAAGCACCTAAATTAAATTTAGCTGTAGAGGTGACAGAAGGTTTGTATGTCATAGCTGCTCTAAGCTGGTCAGGTGTGACACCTAAAGGAGAAACAATACGATTAAGTTCTGCTTCTCCAGTACCTGCTGTAAGCCGCTGCGCCCACGATAAATTCTCTGCTGCTTTTACTGGAGCAGCCGCTGCTTTCTTAATGTCATACAACTCATTAATCTGAGTCTTAAAATCTTTACCTGTATTCTTAGAAGCCACAGTGACAAAATCAGCAAACTTAATTATTGTAGGATCAAAGTCTGCTTCCTGTGCTCTCTTTTTAAACACAGCCATAGCTTCTGGATTTTTAGCAGCTTCTACTAAGTCATCATCTGATGCTTCTGGATAGTAAGCTTTCATAAATTCTACGTCTGCTGCCATTTTATTAGACAGTTCTTTAGACTGTTTATCCACTTCCATATATGTCTTTAACATGGTAGAAGCCTGAGCAGCAGCTAGATCCTTAGCATTCTTCTTCTCTGTTTCAATCATAGAAGCGGCTTGTGTTGCTGCACCTCCTAGAAAAGCAGTTAAAGCTGAAGCCATATTACACCATCTCTTTCTGTTTACGAGCCATCAAACCTACAGGCTTGGCTGTCTCCACTTCTTCCACCACTGCCTCAACTTTTTCCATAGCTTTTTGTACAGCCATTCTAGCAACACGTGCAGGAACAACTGTTTGTCTTTCTACATCATCAGGATAAATAGTGTATTCAATTTTCTGTGCTGCACTTATAGAAATAAGTATTTCTATAATGACAGGCATAACAAGAATACCAGCATCCAATGTGTGTAGTCCTTCAGAAACATTATTAAGCATAATAGATTCAGCAATGACAGCCAAAGGCACTTGTGTCTCTAAAGCATCCAACGTATACACTGTGGTGTCTGGGCTAGAGAACATATCTAAATAGCGTTGAGCTACGTCAGAGATGTTTGTAAGCTGCGGAGGTTGTTGCCAAGGTCTGCTCTTTTCAGGAGCAGTCCAAGAGATACCCGGAGCTACAGGAGTGATAACATCTGTTGGTGTTAGTTTACTTTTTTTCATTCAAAAACCCTTCTCTAGCTTCTCTTATTCCTTGAACAATGTCTGCAATGGTTTTCACATTCATCTCTTCTTTCTTTGTTTCTTCTGTAGGTTTTTCTTTAGCAGCAGCAAAGCCTACACCTTTTCTTTTAGGAGCAGAAGATGATTTATTAGAAGCGATAAGTGCTTCTATTTTGTTCATATAAGATTTAATGTGTTTCATAATTTTCTTATTAAGCTATTTTCTTTTTTACCCATTCAGTAACTGTAGAAACAGCACTACTGCTTCCACCTGTGGTTAACAACGCCACAGCCAACGACCCCATAGCAGCATAGAAAGCACTATCAGCTTCTGAATCAGCAGCATACTTTGTTGCATTAGCAGTGAGTGTTGTCTTAGAAATTTCGTTTGCTCTCATTTTATCATTATCAGTAGTTTTCCAAGCTTGTTCAATCTTATCACGATAGGTTTGAGAAAGCTGAGCGTAAGTCGAAGCAGACAACTCTGTAGCATTTTTGGCATTAACGGCAGCCATAGCATTCACTTCTCTTGTGTTTGCTGTAGAAATGTCTGCCAACACTTTAGCATTTGCTATATTAATTTGTGTACTTAAGTTTGCATTAAACTCTGCTCTATCGTTTGCCTCCTGAGCATTAAACTTTAAAAGCTCATCAGCAGAAGACTTATTAAATATAGCCACTTTGTTTCTTTCTGCTGCACTATATTGAGAAGCAGAAAGAGCAAGCTGAGCATTTATTTTATCAGCTTCTAAAGCATTAGCTGCATTAGTTGCTTTTGCTGCATTAGCAGCAGCAGTGTCTGAGATGATGGAGTCAGCAATTTCCTTAGCTTTAAACAAAGTTGTTTGTTGTCTATTGTCTAAGTTTTTTACATCCATAGTCAAGAAAGCTTTAGCATTCTCTACAGCCACTTGTTGTCTATTATTTAGATTAGTTGTTTCTAAGCTAGCAATCTGTGCTGTCTTAGCTAACACCAGTGCTTGTCTGTTTGACAAGTTCTGTAAATCCATTGTGCTTGTTAAACGTGCGTTCTCTAAAGCAATGGTTACATCAGCAGTAAAATTTTTATCAGCAATGTCTGCAATACGTGCAGCATTCAATACTTTAGTTTGGAAGTTTTGATCAAACTCTTGTCCTAAGAATTTAGCTCTTTGTTCTCCCAACAAAATTGCTGTTTGTTGTCTGTTAGACAGGTTCTGTAAACCCATCTGTTCAAACACTTTAGCATCAGCAGCAGCAATAGGAAGAGCAGCTTCTAGTGTTGCTTGAACAAGGGCTTGTCCTGCTATGCTACTAGCACCAAGTCCTCTGGCTGCAAGCTGTGCCGTCACACTACGCATAGAAGCAGCAGCCCACGCTGGTGGCTTACCAGCATCAAAGTTTGTTAATAGTTTATTAAGCTGACCTTGTGTGGTCATGTCTTCTGTGACAGTGCCTTGAGCAGCTTGTGTCTTAGCTAGAGCAGCTTCAACTTGTTTCTGATCTACAGCAGATCCACTAACAAGCTCACCTGTCTGTAATGTTCTATCTGCTACATCTTTAACAAGTGTGGTTGTTCCTTGAGCAGCTTGTTCTTTACCCACTGCTGTTTCAGTGGGAACAACAGTGGCAGCTTGTGCTAGAGCTTTTTCAGACACAGTGCCTTGTTCTGCCTTTACACCAGTGAGACTTTCGGCAAGTTTTGTTTGTGCGGCATCTGCCACCATTTTCTCTTCTGTCACTCCTGCTGGAGCAGCCACACCTTCTGCTACTGCATCCTTAGTTGGGACAGCTTGTTGAGTGGTTCCTGCTTGTTGAGCAGTGGCTAACATGTTTGGTGTGACAGCCGTTTGTTGTGTTGCGGCTTGTGTTGCTGTAGGTGTGGTAGGAACAACATCACCCCCCTCTGCAAAACTTCTTTGTCCTCTGGTAGAAGCATCTCTAGACGCTAACAGTGTACCTAAGGCAGCAAAAGCTGATGTTAAATCAAGAGGTTCTTTTTCTGCGGGTTTGTTTTCTTCTTCTTTTTCTTTTGGGTCGTCTTCTTTCTTTTTAGTCAATTCTTTAGCGGTGTATGCTTCAGTTAAAGAATAAGAAGGAATATCATAAGGCCCTAGAGGAGCATTAAAGACACCAAGCTCACTTACTGTTCCACCACCAGCAGCAGCAGCGGTAAGCCCCTGACCACCTCCCATTGAAGCTAAACCGGGGGCTGTAGTGCCATAAGAAAGACCTGTACCAGCACCCATACCACCTGCACTTGCGGCTGCGCTAGAGGTGACAGCAGAGGAAGAAGGAGCCGCTAAGCTTAAACCCTCACCCGCTGCGGCTTGCAATCCTAAACCAGAAGATGCTCCAGAGCTAAGAGAATACATACTGGAGGAAGCAGGAGGTAGAGCCATTGTTTCTACACCAAGCATACTACCACCTGTCACTGGAGCCGTTGTAACTAAAGAACCAGAAGACACACCTGAATATGCCCCTGTCCCTGCTGCTTGACTAGAGGCAGCAACACTTGTGCTTGTACCAGCAGCACCACTACCACCAGCAACACTACCAGCTTCAGCAGCATAGGCGGCTGACCCCGGCCCACTAGTGTAATAATATCCTGTATATATGGCAGCAACAGCTATGACAGTTGTCCAACCACCGGGTATAACGTCTCTTACTGTTTGATCAATCCACTCACCAGCATTTCCAAGCTCCTCACCCACCCAATTAACAGTATCTTCTACTAACTTACCGCCACTTGAAGCTGCATCGTCAACAAAGGTAAGATCAATTCCGGTGGCCTGTTTTAAAAGGCCAAAAAGTCCATGTGGCTTAATCTTTCTATCGCCAATGTGTTTAAAAGCATCTTCAGGAAGAGTTGGAATACCTAAGAGATGATAAGCATTGTCGTGTCTCATACCAAAACCTTCCAATCATAACGAGGAACATCCGAGGCTGTTACAGCAACACCTATCTTTTTAAGTAAGGTGACGACACTAGACCCACCTTCTTTAAAAAATCCGTACATAGCCTTCACTTCTCCGTCCCTTATCTTATTCATTAAAGACAACATTGATACAGCCAGTTTTTCAGGAGAGTCTGTGGAATAAAAGTTAAACTCAACAATGTATGGCTTTATCTTTCTTAATATCACCACTGTATTATTTTCTTGAAGCAAGGCCAAATCACCAAGTTTTCCTAGTTTTTCAATGGCAGAAAGTTCAAGCATTGGGTCAAGACCATACGTCTTTGTGTGCTCTGTAATAATTTGAGAGGCTTTCATTTTATTAGCCACCACTTGACCACCCTTTGCATAACCAGTGACACTGCCACCCTTCGACATCTTCTCTGTCACCTTAGAAGATATCAAAGAATATTTCTTTGCTTCTGCTGGTGTTGACATCAAGAACTCATCAAACATATGCATAGGCCCGTTATAGCCCATCTTTCTAGCTACAACTTCTTTTTGTGTTGCTGTAAAATTTTCTTTCATTTCTTTAATGCCTTATACAAATATTCTAAAAACTGTTGATTATCTTTTAATGTTGCTATCAATCCTGTCGTTATACAATACACTTGTCTCTCACTCATGTTAAGCTGCATTGCAACATCTATTGCATGCACCACTTCGTGTAAGACAGTGTCTGTCTCTAATAAAAGAGGTTGTCCATTCTTTATATGTATCTTCAAATTATCGTTGTCACAATTTCCTACAAGGTCTTTTAAATCATCTAAGAAGAAAACTTCATATTCTCTTCCTATTATATTTATATTTTTAAAAGACATTATATCACCTGCTAAGCAACAAGTCCATTTAAATATACCGTCTTACCATTTTGTTTAGTTGCTGTCAACTCTTGCTTCTTCAGGTTTTTAGGGTCGTAGGAAACATGAACCCACCCACTGTCAGGAATACCGGGAGTGTAAAATTCTAATATAAGCTGTGTATATTCTAAATTGTCCATAATCCATTGAGCCAACTCAGCATTAGCTACACCGGGTATTTCTATATCGGCTGCTTGGCCCTTGCAATGGTCTGAGGTTTTTGATCCATTCACCGCTGCATTACTTTCAGGAGAGCGATAGGCACTATTACACTTCACACCTTTTTTATAATGATCTCTAATTGGTTGCAGCACTTTCTCACAAAGTATTTTTAAAGAAGCCTCTGCTTCGGGTGTGGGAGTATTATCTAAGCCCAGCCTAAGGGCTGTGTCACTCTTACTAAGCTCATGTAAGGAGAAGTTAGCGGATAGTTGGGTCATTTATTTTTTCCTTAATTTCGTTATATTGATTTATACAAATATTTAATTTACGTATTGCTGTATCTCCCTCTGCTGTTATAGCGATAAGAGATTCAGCAACTTTTCTGTCAAGTTCGGCACGTGTTTCTCCTGCGTCACTTCCGCTGGTAGGGGTGGCATCTGTGGTGGGTTGTACACTACAGTTGGTGGCTTGGGTGGCGACAGGGATGAACAGCTTACGCTCACCAGAGCTAACAGCAACACGGAGATCAGTAATTTTCTTTTGGGCATTTTGTTCATTTTTTCTTAATGTTTCAGCATATGTAGTTGCTACGGTGAGTAGTTGTGCTTCGGTGTTTCGTGCTATATCATTAGCTTCAACCACTTCTAAAGCTGTCTCTACTCCTTTGTCGTAGCCACCTTTCCAGTAGCCTCCACCAAAAGCAGAAACAAACAAAGCTACACTCAACAACAAATTACGCATCAGTGGTTTTTCCCCTGACATAAGCTTGAGCAGCCATGAATGCTACAACGATGGTTCCCATAGCAGCACAATAGGTTGTGGCTAGTCCATTCAAAGCATTCACTTTCTCTAGCGATACAAAGGCAGAAGCAAGATAGGTTATGACAACAGGAGGAAGCACTAAAGCAGCCCACGCCATAATGCGTTGCTGGTCTTGCATCTTGTCCATATTCTCAATCATCAACATACGTTCTGACTTAGCCAACTCAGCGTCAGTGATGACACCATCATGATCAGTGTCAAAAGCGTTGTACGTAGAGTCTTTCTCTAATTGCTTATTCATTTTTTTGTTTCCTTTCTTTCTGTTCAAGTTGTCTTCTTAACTTTTCAACTTTCTCAATCTGTACTTTTGAGTCGTGTTTTACTTCTAAAACATCAAGGTATAAAAAGCCTAGTAGTGGAAGTAACAACGCTATCAATACACAAGCTGCTATCCATCCCATTATGTCCTCGCCAGTTTGCCTACGAATAGAAGCCACATCCAGAGGTATGCTATAAGGATTAGAGACATTACGAGATATGTTGACTTTTGCTGGAAGTCTCTTTTTTCCTCCCGCTGTTGCCATTGTTTATACCTCTCTTGAGCCTCTTGTTTAAGTCTAGCTTGTTCTTGTTCCTCTTGAATTACTTCTCTCATTTCAAACACAGAACTATATAAAGCACCCATCTCTGGAGGACTTTGATACACCATTGTTTCTCTTATGGTGATTTCTAATTCAGCCATTTGCTGCTGTGCCATCACTCTATTAAGAGCAGCCTCCATATGATTTTGAGTAGGCTCGTATATGTTTTTAGACTTATCCTCTTCTTCTCTTATATGTGCAGCTAGTTGTTCTTGAATTTTAAAAAACTCTGTTAAGTTTTTGACAATGTCAACTTTAACTTGAGTTTCATTAACAGCAACATACTCAGCCTTTTTAGTTTTAGCCACAGATTTTTTAATTTGTGGCTTAGGTTTGCTACCAAAGAAACTAAGAAGTTGCTGCCAAAATCCATGCATCTCTTTGCCAATGGCAACAACCTCATTAGCAGTGTTCTTAATTTCAACAAAAGATTCTTTGGCTTGTTTATAAAGCTCACACCCAGCTTGTATGTTCTTGACAAGACCTGCTGCAAGTAGACAAAGGCTGATTGGATCAATCTTAAACTCCTATGAGTTTCTTTAAAAACTCAGCAGCAACGCCGGGGCCAAACAATACAGCCACCATTACAGCATACAAAAGATATTCAATCTTAGTTATTCGCTTATCGCTAGCTTCAAAAGATGATTGAATTGCAGCATACCGTTCAGCACAGATTTTTTCGTGTGAGGCTAGATTAGCCTCAACTTCTGGAACCATTTTAAAATCAATCATGCTGATGTCCAAGGCACTCCTGTTGCCGTCACTGGATTCTTTAGCAATGCAATCTGACTTGCAAGACTTGCTTCTACTGCGGTCTTATCCACGCCGTTAGCCCAACACCAATCAAGCACTTCTGCTTCTGTGACGCTGGCGTAAGGGATGGCTGGCGTAGCAGTAGCAAAGCCACAAGTGCTGTAAACAGAGGCTGTGTAGTCTCCATCTACTGCTGTTGC